ATGATATAAGGTATGAAGAAGGACAATTCAACGTTTTTATGTGTAATCGGTGGATTTCTATGTATAGCGACGTTTCTGCTGAAATTATTAACGAAACCACCAACAAATACTGGCCGACGTTAACTTCTAAAGAAGATCAATATAATTTTCTTTATAACATCTTTCCAAAATTTAAAAGAAAGCGTATTGAATATATCAAGAAGCATAAAGAGGATAAAACAGAAAAGAAAGAGACATTAGATATCGATAGATTATTAGCACAAAAATATCAGATCTCAAAAAGAGAAGTAGAATTATATAAAAATATCATGAGCTAAAATAAATAGAGTCATGAACTTCGCTTCTCTTTATGAACATTTAGTAGATTTATTTGGTGATGTGTTAAATGAAGGTTTAACACAAGATCCATACTATCAAACACATCAATTATATAAAGACATTGTTAAGTCATTTGAAGAGTCAAATGAAGGTATGAACGGATTACAGCGTTTACTTCATGATTATTTTCAGATGAAAATAGAGAAAAGAGATTCTGAAGATAGGGATGAATTAAATGCATTGCAAGATTCCTCTCTAGAAAAAATAAAATCTATTTTTATTCCTTGGGATGAAAAACGTTTCGAAAAGGAAAAATCAGATAAAGTTGATCCAGAATCGGAATATTCAAATGCAGAATACGAAGACCGCATTGATAAAGCTTTAGAAGTTCAAGCTATTGAAAAAGGAAAAGACAGAAGTGAAATTGATACACCGCTTATTAAAGATGCATTCTTAGAAATGCTGAGAACAGTATTTAAAACAGTAAAAGCAGCTCCACTTAAGGATTCAAAACCATTGTCACAACAATTATCTGGTGAGAAAGGAGATCTTCTAAACAAATTCAAAGAATATACAAAACAAAGAGATCAATTAAAGCAATTAAAGATGCAACTTAAATTAAAAGAGATTATGCCTGATTCTTTGAAAGATCAATTTCAAAAATATATAGAAGGTGATATCACGGAAAGAGATATGGTAGAAGCAATTAGAACATCTTAGTTGACTTATAAAAAAAGGGCATAATTAATAGTATGCCCGCTGAATTACCAACAGAGTTAGATAATTTAAAGAATACCAAAAGCCTCATTGACCTTGACGGTCATTCTGGAGGCTTTTTTGGTTTGGACGAATATAAACTTTCTTTTTTATTCGCAGATATTGTTTTAGTCGAAATGATTGATGAAGTAGAAGATGCACAAGGTTCTGCTATTCAACGCAATGGATTATTCATTCCTACTAATGCTGTAACTAAAGCATGGAGAAAGGCAAAAGTCGTCTTAACTGGACCAAGTGTTAAGTACTGTAAAGTTAATGACATTGTAGTATTTCCTAATGATAAAGGAGCTTCTGTATCTAATCTCGAAATTGATGGTTACGGTAAAGTCAAGAAAGGAATGTTCTTAAACGAAGAGAGACTTTTTGGTATTTGTAAGAAAATGTAATATATGGCAAGCTTTACTGAATTGAGAAATTTGTTGTTAGAAAATGTATTAGATATTCGCTTCTTAAGAAGAACACCAAAAGCGGGGGCTGGTTCAACCAGAAGAATGCTTTGTACCAATTCAACAAATTTACTTAATTCATATAATGGAAAAGTAATCTTAGGATATGTTGCGCCTACACAGTATCCTAAGTACGATCCACAAGCTGAAAACATAATTATTACATGGGATATTTTAATGCAAAACTATAGATGTATAAATGTTGATAATTGTACTGTAATTCAAAAACTACCCGCTAATGATGAATTTTGGAAATACTTCAATGAAAATGTTTATACCATGTCAACAGCACAAAAACTTAATTTCATGAGCACATGATAAACATACTAGAAACAAATTTAAATAACTTTCTTCAGAGAGACGTATCTTTTATGGTGAATAATAAAACCATAAAGAAAGGCAAATTATTATTATTCACCATAAAAGATTTCTACATTACCTTTTTATTAAAAGTGAATAATGAACAAAAAAAATTCGAATTGCCTTATCCTTTTTATAGTAATTCAAACGGATTAACTGCGGAGATGAATTACACCTTAAATGAAATATCTCATAATTGTGATCATCTTTATTTTAAATTAAAATCACTCACGCCGAAGACTAATGCTAAAATTTATGACAATGTAGTTTACATTGTTGGTGAGTGATCTCTTTCAGAAACACATTAAAATGACATCATGAATCTGATGTCATTTTTTCCTGATGGATATGAGCCGTTGCCGCAACAATTAGAAATTATTCCTAGAATCGAAAAGGCTTTCGAATCGGGAAAAAAATTTGTTATCTGTTGTGCACCTACCGGATCAGGAAAATCTTTCTTAGCTAAGACTCTAGCTAATAGTAGTTCTGTTTCTCCTACAGAATTTGTTAAGTCTATTGAATCTAATCAAGCATTTGCTATGGACCAATTCGGTGCTTATGTTGATCCTGATAATTGTACTGGTATGCCTACCTTTGGTGCGATTGCTTTGACTATTACAAAAACATTACAAGATCAATATGTAACCCTATTTGATGATTCAAAGGCATTGAAAGGTAAAGCAAATCATACGTGTGCTATTGATCCAAAATTCACAGTTGATATCGCACCTTGTATTTTTAATTCAGATTTAAAGCATGAATGCCAAGTAGCGAATAAATGCCCGTATTATAATTCTAGAAATGAAACATTGATTTCACAATTTGGTGTTCTTAATTACAGTATGTTTCTTTCGTTGCCTAATCATGTAAAGAAACGGGATTTTTTAATTTGTGACGAAGCTTCTGAATTAGAAGATGAATTAGTAAAAAGATTTACAAGAGAATTGAATTATAAGATTCTTAAGAAGATGGATATCTCTATCACATCTATTCCAATCAATAATTATACTAAGTTCAGAGCTTGGTTAGAGACATTTGTCGGAGACTTATCTGAAGAAGTTAATTCTTTGCGAGAGTCGATGAAGAAGAAGAAATCATCAACATCATTGTCAGATAGGCAAAAATTATCTTTATTCCAAAATCTACATATGTCTCTCAAGACTACTATTGATACTTGGGATGATTGTGAATATATTCTCGAGAAGACTAATGAAGCTATTACATTGAAACCTTTGCGTGTTGATAAGCTCTCCCAACACATCTTTAATTACGGTGATAAGATCTTATTAATGTCTGCTACCATTATTGATCATAAACATTTTGCTAAAACACTTGGAATCACAGATTATGAATACATTGAAGTAGATTCTACATTCTCACCAAAGAAAGCCCCAATCTTTTGTACAGGCAGAGTTAAATTGAATTATAAAAATTTAAAATCTTCTTTGCCTTATATTGCTAAGCAAGTTAAAAACCTTTGTGATCAACATAAAGATGTTAAAGGTGTAATCCATACACATACTATGGAAATTACTAATTACCTAAGGAGTCATTTGAATGATCCTAGGTTTATCTTCCGCGGAGAAGGAATGACTAATGAACAAATTCTCAAACAACATTTAGAAGATCCCTCGCCAACCATTCTTGTTTCTCCTTCATTAACATATGGTGTAGATTTAAAAGATGAATTAGCTAGATTCCAAATCTTAGTTAAAGCAGCATACATGCCATTGGGTGATGAAAGAATCAAAAGACTTTTCAAAGAAGATGGTCAATGGTATGTGAATAAGATGCTTAATAATCTCATCCAAGCCTGTGGTAGAGGTGTTCGATCCGTAGATGATTATTGTGTGACATATATCCTGGACGGATGCATTGTGGATGCAGTCATTCAGAATAAAACTAGATTACCAAAGTACTTCTTGAAGCGGTTCAATTAAATATATGTGTGGAAATACAGACATTTCATTTTGAGATACGTGATATCATATCACAATTTATAGCTGCTTTTGATGATGTAGTTATAAATCGATATGATAAAAATCGTACTGCAAAATCAAATGTTAAAGTAAGATATGTTTATTCACCAAAAGAGAGAGTCTTATTTGATTTAGTCAATAAGGCTCAAAACATGACTTTACCCGTTATTGCGGTAAATGTAACTGGTATTGGCAGAGATGAAAATAGAGTATTTTCTAAGCTATACGGATTTGATGAAAGTGATCATTATTCCGATTCTAAGCCAGGTAAAAATCATGCCCATATAAACATGCCAGTTCCTATTGACATAAGTGTGTCAATGTCTATTTTAACAGAGTATCAAACAGATATGGATCAGATATTATCTAATTTCATTCCATATTCAAATCCTTATGTTGTAATAGCATGGAAAATACCCGATACAATGGGAACCAAAACAGTCCAAGAAATCAGATCACAAGTCCTGTGGTCCGGCGACATGGCCATGACTTATCCGACTGACACGACCAAAGCAGACAAATATCATATCGAAGCTACTACCACTTTTACTATTAAAGGTTGGTTGTTTCCAAAAGAAACGCCAAAGCAACAGAATGTCTTCTTCATAAAAACTAATTTTTCATCTGCACTATTAGAATGTGATAATTTTTATACAGCTAATTCACCCGCAGTTAAATTGCCTACACAACAAAATATAAAAACAGTAGTTTTCTCAGCGGCACCTGTTTGCACCTCTATATTTTTCCATGGAACCTTAATTGATGATGATTTTATTTTTCAGAAAGAAGAAGCTAGCTTTCCATTCATGTTATTGGGTAATAATTATGATCATACAACAGCAGTATTGTTGTCATCATCATCTACTATATTGTCATCCGCATTAACTGTTTTAAATTTTGATTATTATCCCCCCGTAAGTGCTTATAATTTGCCGTTATCTTGTTTTAAGATCATCAATAATTATACTATTGAGTTGAATCTTCCAGAATTGATTAGTAATGGTACATTTAACATAATCACTGCCAATAGAGCAGGGTGGAACACTTTTAGATATAATTTTAATATTGGCGATGCACCAGATAGTTCATTACTGCCTCCTCCAGAACCACCACCACCACCTGATACAGAAATAATGGGTAAGTATTTCTTCTCATTAATCAATAATAGCTGGTATGATGCATTTAATTGGTGGGCAGACGAAAATAAAACTATCCAGGCAACTATTATACCAGACGATACAATGGATGTGATTATATTACCCGCCACATTGAGACCTGTTGTAGATTTGGATAGTTTTGAATGGGTAGACCCCAAATCCATTGATGCAACACAAGCCAATGGTATAACATTTGTGTCAGAGGCGGGCGCTAAGGTATATTCACCAATAGTGGGTGACGTAATTTATAATGGCAATGCTAGTCACGGTTAAAATATTAAATAAGTGTATAAATAGTGGTAATGAGTTCTTTAGATGATGGTCGTTCTTCTACATTCGGCAGAGACTTGATGAATTATATTTCATCAAAGTTGCCATATTCCGGTTATAATGTTTTAGATGCCTCAGATAAGTTAAACCCAAAATTTAAGTATTTTGAAGATGTTGGTTCAAGAAGAGCAGAAGCATTATCAAGACACTCTGTTTCACAAAGCAGTGAATACAATAATGCAGGCATTGGTGCTATTCAGAAAGACTCTCGTTTCTCTGAAATCATGTATGCTAATATCCAAAAGGATAAGCCAGCGCGTATCAGAGATTATCGTATTATAGCAGCTTTCTCAGAAGTATCAGATGCATTGGATGAAATATGTGACGAGATTATCAATAAAGATTCAGAAGGTAATATTATTAAATTAAGATATAAGAATGATAATCTCAATGAAATTCAAGAAGATACATTAAACAGAGAATTTCAAAAATATATTCAATATTTTGATTTAGATAATAAAGGATGGGATATTTTCCGTTCTTTATTAGTAGAAGGTGAAGTGTTCTTCGAACATATTATTCATGAAAAATATCCCAAAGAAGGTATATTAGGAACAGTTCAAGTAGGTGCAGATATGATTGATCCCGTTTTTACCAATGTGCAAAACATGATGGTAAAAGCGTTCTTATATCGCAAACCAAAGTTTGATCCTAATAATCCTACTAAGCAAGTTGGTCATGAATATATCCCAATGGACAAGAATCAAATTACTTATATTCATTCTGGTATATGGAATGAAAATAAGACAATGCGATTACCCTTCCTAGAGAATGCTAGAAGAGCATACCGTCAATTGTCGATGATCGAAGATGCTATTATCGTCTATCGACTAGTTCGCGCTCCGGAAAAATTAGTATTCAATGTAGATGTCGGTAACATGCCAGCACCTAAAGCAGAATCTTACCTTAGAAAATTACAACAACAATATTGGTCTTCAAAGACATTTGATAATAATCAAGGTGGGGTAGTTCAAAAGTTTAATCCACAAACTATGTTAGATAGCTACTGGTTTGCTAAGAGAGCCGGTTCAGAAGGAACATCAGTCATTTCTTTACCTGGTGGTCAAAACTTAGGTACATTAGATGATTTAATGTACTTCATGAAGAAGTTGTATCGCGCATTGAAAATACCCTCTACCCGTTTAGATCCACAAGATACATTTAAAGATGGTCAAGAAATTCTTCGCGAAGAATTAAAATTTGCAAGATTCATTATTCGTATGCAACAACATGTTGCTGCCGGCTTTAAAAATGGATTCATTACACACTTACAATTGAAAGGATTGTGGTCTGAATTTAAATTAAAAGAACAACATTTCGATCTGGAATTTAATGTACCTACTAATTTCTATGAATTAAGAGAGAGCCAGAAATTAGAAATGAAAGTTAATAATTTTAATAATATGGCTAATAATCAAAGTGTATCACCTTCTTATGCGCAAAAGAAATTCTTAGGTTGGTCTGATATTGATGTCAAAGCTAATAGAGAATTCTTGAGAAAAGATAAAGAATTTGCTTGGGAATTGGCTCAGATTGAACAAGGCGGACCTAACTGGAGACAAGCATTACAGGCACAGGCTGCTAGTATGGCTCCTGGTGGTGACTTAACCGGCGGTGCCGGTGCCGGTGGCTCATCTGCTGGAGGTGGAG